CAAGTTGGATCATGTTGTATGCACTATTAACCCATGCGACAATGCGACCCATTTCACCATTCTGGCTACTTACTGTTGCAGGGCCAACACCACTGATGCCAGCCTCTCGCCTTACCTCTTTGCATATCTCTAAGAACGTCATGGCTTAACTATGCTCGGCGTGTTGCACGTAGGTTGCGCAACCACTCAAGACCTTCGCGTGTATCTTGAATTACTGTAAATTGATATGGTGAAATGCTGTATGCTTTTTGGAATGATTCAAGCACACCTTCACTATTCACTTGCTCATGGTTTTTATATCGAACTTGGCGCGATGCGGAAGCAACGCCTAAATACTTACGTTTAATTGTCACCTCAACGCCGCGTGGAACCCATGGAATACCATTTGGCCCAGCGCCCACACTATTGATTGATAAGTAAACATACTTTTCTGCGTCTGCCGTGTTGCCTTCTTGAAACATTACGGTTACTGGCTCTTCAAGAAAGGCTAATTTTTTTGCTTTATCATCTAATCCGTGAATAGATTGAATTTCAATATCTTCACCAATTAGCTGTTTCTCACCCTTTTGAGAAAATTTAACGGTCTTTTCTGGGGCTACTTCTAACTCTTCTGATGCAATCGCATTGGATTTAATAACAGGTGCTGATTTAGCATCTGTTGGTTTACGTGCTGGTGTATTTTTGGTCACTCTGGCCATTGATGGGTTACTCCTGTGTGAGTTTGAAAACTAAGTGTTTAAACTAAGCATTAACGCACCCAAGATAACGCAATCCACCTGTGTCGCAATTTGATACAAAAAAGCCCCAATTAAGGGGCTTTTCTTCAAGTGTTAACTTATAGGTTAACTATGCGATTGCTTTGAAGTAGCAAGTCTTGCTTGCCAATACAAGTGCGAGTGTCGCATTTTGTAACACACGGAAACCGTTGTCAGTTAATGTAATGCCACCGTTACCGCCGGTAACTTCAAGTGTACGAGTACCAGCAGCTGCAGTTTTGATACAACTGTTAGCTGCCATTCCTTCATAAAACTCGCCACCAACACGATCAGTTGCGTTGATAAATTCAACGTATTTAGGTTTAAAGCCAACGTCAATTTCGATATAGTCAGTTGCAGTGATTGCAGTTGCATCGAATACTACTTTACCAACAGCTACCTGACCGTTTTGCTGTGATGGATTCAAGGTTACTGTACGCGCTATATTTTCAGCCATGATAATTCCTTCCTAATGAGTTAAGTAAACACCACAGCTTAAGCTGTAAGTGTTAATGCTGCTGGATTTGTAGTCGCAGCATAATTTGTGTCTGTTACGCCTGCATCCGCATCAAGCTTTGCAGTGATTGCAACAATACTTGCACGCAAAGCGGTGTTATCGGCTAAAACAGCTTCTAACAGCTCACGCTGTGCTTTTGCTTCACGCTTGTCTTTAAATGTGGAGGTTTGTTGTTTGATTGAGGCCATACCATTTCCTTTACTAATAAATTTAACAAAGGGGAATTCCACCCCTTTAGTTGATTAAGCTAGGTTAGGTGTACCAACTTCTAAAACAGCCATCCAGCCTTGGTTAAGCACTAATGAATCGTAGTAGAACTTAGAGCCTGCATAACCACGTTGGCCCAATGGGTCGGCTTTATCTGCAACACCAGGTGGAACCCATGTCGGTGTAATTGCATCAACGCCGCGCAACATCACATTGCCCCAAGCCTCTTCTGCCGCTACGATGCAAGGGTAAACGTCAATCAATGTGCCGTTAGTTGAGGCTAAGCCTGTTGCACCAATTGCCGCACCTGCATCGATGTACGGCGCAAGTTCTGGTGATGTAACAAAGCGGAAGTTTTCAGCAGAACCGATTTCACCTTCTGAAATGGTTTTACGACTGCCGTAATCTGCCACTGGCACAAAGCCTGGCAAATCACGAATAGCAGGGTCCATATCAGTATGGCAATAAACCACGTATGAAGCCTCAACTGATGAAGTGCCATAGCCTGGGCTTGCATCTAAAATGCTTGTGATTTGTTTTGCATGGTTAGATTTTAAGCCTTTAGTAACACGGCGAATTAAGTTAAGACTTAATGTTTCATCCACTGTATCTGTGCTTGAACCACCAGCGTAGTATTTGTTGGTACCAGCCTTTAATGCACCGAAGCAAACCATTTCACGAATCAAACCAATCGTTTCACCGATTTGTTTTTTCATGTCGCCAGCAACGTCATCTTCGTACAAGTCAAATGTCTTGTCTGTGATTGAATACAATACGCCGTATTGTTCAACTACTGCAGTTACATCGGTGTAAGCCATCGTGCGTGCAGTTGGTGTTACACCTTCGTTAAGTTTGTAGCCATCAGCGAAAGTGCCTACATTTGAACCATTGATCCAAACGTTATCAACGCCGCCTGGTGGCAATGCACGGCGATAAACAACAGTATCGCTTGAGTTTTTAGGCATCTTTTTTTGTAAGCCTGTTTTGCATAATACTTCCATTGGCATGGCGTGTTTAAGAATATCGCCTTTAAGTTTGCCAATACGTGCTGCTTGTGTGGTCATTGTTTGAATAGCCATGATATTTCCTTTTTATTTTTTAAACGCCGCATTAAAACCGTCTAACTCGCTCATTGCTTGCGGCTTTATTGCTGCTTGTGTACCTTTAGGTGTAATGGCACGTTGTAAACGCTCTTTGCGTTCTTGCGCACCGCTATTTTTTGTGGCGTGCCAACTCTTAAACTCAGAAAGCTTTTCACCGATATACATTGCATCCCAGCTATCATCTAACTTTGTACGCTCATCATCTGGTAGCGTTTGCTTCCAAACTTTGTAATCGTCCGAAGTCAGTAACTGCGGTGCGTCTTTGTGCTGGATCAGCAACAAATTCTTTTGCATATCCTTACTTAACTCTTCACGCACTTGCGCTACACGGCTTTCAAATACATCGTTAGATTGATTCGTATCTGCCGTGCCAAAGCTATTAAAATCTTCTGCCAATATCTCTGCAATTTCTGGGAACTCTTCACTCAATCGTTTGAAGTTTGCGCCACTAAAATTCATCTTGGCTTGTTGCTGATTTTGCCCATTCTTTTGCAATTCAAGTAATACGCGATTTATCTCACCAATTTTGCCGTGCACCTTACGAATTTCAGCAGTTGTCATCTGCTCAACTTCTTCGATCTTTGGCATCTTGGCTAACATTGCTGTTAGTTGCTCTGGTGTTAAACCTACTTGTTGCTCAATTGGCGCATCATCAACTGCCTTAACTTCATCTTGTGTAGCGTCATCAGCATTGCTTACCTCTGCTTCTTCTGTGCTTGTTTCATCAGTAGGGGCTTCATCAGCGCGTACTTCATTATTCAAACTTGCAGAAAATGCAGCAGATTCCTCTGCCTGTGCTACCTCATGCGCGGTTGCTTGCGCTTCAAGGTCGGTTGCTTCATCAATTGCTTGCGTTCCATCTAATTGCATTTAAAACTCCTCATTACTCAAAAGGGGGTGATTCCTCAACGCCTCTTGCCAAACTCGGCGGTGGATTTTCCAGCGCCAAAAAACTTTTAATCTCTAAAATTCTGCCTCGCATTTTTGCTGTTTGAACTGCATCTGCATCACCATCGTTTTGCTTTCTGCATGTTTCTAATCTAGCTTCTAAATGCGTTTTGATTTTCGCCCAAAGTGCAGTCTGCTTTTCAGCAGCGTTTAGCAGTAACTTATTCGACATGTGCTTACTTTATTCTTGTCCACCTGTGTCAAAGGGGCTTTTTCCATCTTTTAATCTTTGAATTGCATGATTCACAGCTTTATCCATAATTGGCTTAGGAATGTCGCTAGGCTTAGGCTCATTCTCTAAAAGATATTTAATTTCTTCTTGGTCTAGCGTTGGCACCAGTAAAGGTATTTCCATTTCGCCTGCACCAAAATCAACCCCAACAGATATTTCTGTAGATACTTTTCCATCAGGCCTTTGAAGCACACCCAAAAATCCAGAACCTTTTTTTGTTCCGTCATTTCTGTTACCAAACTCATTTAATAAGCCAGCCACTACAATCCACTTCCTAACTGCTGTTTAATGATGATTTCCTGATTTTGCAAATCTTTCTTGGTGCGCTCTTTCATGGCAGTATCAGCCAATTGCGCCTTAATCTGTTGAATAGACAAATTGCGCTTGTCGGCAAGCTCCATCAACTTAGTGTCATATGCCATCTTCGCTAGTAATTCACGGCTTGCACGTTCTTCGCGTGCATCCTGCAAATCAATCTCACGCTGCGTCATCTTCTCTTGCGTGTTAGCTTGAGATACTTGCACCATGCCTTCTGTACGGATCTTGGTTGCTTCAATCGTTGCTTGTGCGGTAATTGCGCGAGGGTCTTGTGGTGGATTCGCCGCGGCCTGCTCTGCCATTTTTGCCAGCTCATCTTCGGTATACATAAACAATTTAGGATTCAATCGCTGCGACTTAAAGTATTCTTGCACCCACTTTTTGGGGTCAATACCAAATTGAGGGTTAGCAACCATCTCGCCCATTTGTGCAATGTTCTGGTTTTGAATATCACGCTCAACCAGGGCGCTAGAGCCTTTGGCAATTATTTTGTAATCGCCCTTTTCGCTCTCTGGCACTTCTGGGTCTAAGATCAACCACTCGTAATAGCGTGAAATATGCGGCTCTGTTACTTTGTCATCATAGGTTCGTGCAATGCGGCGCATGACCGTTGATGCATTGTTGTTTAGCATCTGCATACCGCCAACTGTTTCAGGTGCGGCACCTTGTTGGCCTTGCAATAACATTGGCAAGCCTGTGACATCCTCAGCCATCTTGATTGCGAACTCAACGATGTTAAATAACTGGTCTTGCATAGCAGGAATGTTGATTGCTGCGAATGCTTCATTCACTGGACCAACTGCATCTTCAACCATGTACCAAAGCTTACGTGGTGTAATTTGCCAAACACCATCAGCAGGCTCAATAATGCCTCTGCGCATGACAATCTGCGGACCACTCATTAAGCCTGCGTTATCCATCACATTACGCACCGCAGCATTCAACATGCGCTGTGGCGTTCTAATTTGTCTTGATACGCCGATACCAGCCCAGTAGCCATCACGCTCTTGCCAGTTCATCACGTCATAAGGGAATGCACCGCTATCAAGTGGATTAATTGCCGCCTTTACTACACGGTCATTAATCATCACCACGATTGCTGGCACGCTATCATCACCTTCACATGGGCACCCTGCGGCTTCCATATCCTCTGGTGAAATAAAGCCTGTGTAATACCAAATCTCGTATTGGCTCTTATTGTCCAAGTTAAGTGATTGACGTTCTGCGTCTTTCTCTTCTAGGTTCTTTTTCTGCGGACCTTCTTCAATACACATTTCCAACATTTCTTTAATGTATGAAGGGTCTTGTTTCAAATCATCCATGCCACGAATAGTGATACGGTCTTTCTCAAAGACAAACGAACCATTGTGAATATCATTGCCGCATGAAGGGTCTGGGTATAAATCCCAACAATCAATTGAGCGTGATTCTGGGTAGATTTCCATCTTGCGAACAATAGAAGTTAAGCCGCCTTCTTTGCTAATTGATCCAACGGTTCTAGCGACTGGGTACGGACCTTTAATCACTCCGGTACCTAACCTTGCGCAACTTTCAATCACCTTGCGTGTTTCGTGGTTAAAGCGAGATTCTTTTAACCAATCATCAATGCGTGTTTCAGCATCCTTAGCGGCAAGTCGTGCAACCTCAAGTATTTGTTCGGCATGTTCGCCTACGGTCATTTGCTTTGGATTGCCTGCATCATCTGAACTCATAACAGGCTGGCCGTTAGGTGCAACTAATGGCTCTTTGCTTTTGTTATTCTTTAGCAAGCTTGGGATTGGTGTAGGTTCTATTGCCCAGTTCTGATCATCAGTAGGTAATAACATATCAGCCACCTTTGCGGCAGCTGCATCAACGTATGATCGAGTAATGTTTAAGAAAATGCGTGAACGTGTTGCTTTTTTTTTATCCTTGTCGGCTCCGCCTTCTGGTGATAAAGGCTTGCCACGGTTACGATACAGGTCGCGGTTAGCGTCATCTATCCCCTCGTAGTGATCTTCATCCTCGCGCCAATCCTCTTCAATGCCAGATAGTTGACGCGCCTGAATAGCTTCTTCGCGCTTTTTAACTAAGACTGTGCTTAAAGATTGCAGCCTAGAGATACGTTCTTCGTAGGCTTTCTGCTCTTCAAGCTTTTGCGCCTCTTCATCAATCTGCGCCGTTAATTCAACGTTGTTCATGGATGTTATTACTCTTCCATGTCCATCATCATGCCGCTTTTAATTGGCTCTTTTACGCTTGCATTAAATGCCGCTTCTTCAACTTCTGGTGGAGGCTCATCACCTAGTAAAATACGCTCAGCTACATCAACACCTGCTTCAAAAGTTTCTACTGGCTCAAAGTCTTGAGTGTCAATCGTAGCTGGATCAACTTCACCAACTGTCATTTGGCCTTCATCGGATAACATAATAACTACTGCGAATGGCATGATAAACACTCCGTAAACTAATTTAATTTACAGAAAAGATAACAGTGTCCATGTGTGTGACAGGCGTAAAAAAGCCCACGGCTTAGGTGGGCTTGGTGTTAACCTTTATTCAATGTGGACTTTAGGCATTAACCTTTACCATATCCTTGCCATTCCAAACTAAAGTCACACGATTAGTTACCTTGCCGCAGTGAACACAAGTATGCGTTCGATCATACTTAGTGACGATTTGAGCATTAATAGATGGCATCCATTTATCTTCTATGCGTATTGAGTGAAATCCTAAGTTACAAATAAATTTTCTAATCATTGCACAGTCCTTTTATAAATTGTCATATCAATACCCAACTTCGCTATCAAGTACACCAAATCCAGATGAAGGAGCAGTCCGTTTAGGTGTGTTTACTTTGGCGTGGCGTAGCATCATGACCGCATATCTAACCGCACTCAAAATATCATCAAACTCTTTAACTATTTTACCATCCTTGCGATGATATAAGCGGTACTCTTCAAAGTAACCGTCCAAATGTGCGAACACTTTAAACCGCCCTGTTTGCATACGGTCTAATATTTCAAGCACACCTGCCTCAACGCCATTACCGCCGGTGCCTTCTTCTTCACCTTTTTGTGGTGGATGAGTTGCTTTATCCTTAA